GTTGGATTCAAATGTTCTGCGACTGTTGAAACCCCGCCGACGTTGACGCCAATTTGCTGTGTCACAGAGTTGAACCAGCAAGATGGAACTGCCATATCATCGTCGAACATGGCAACCCAATCTGTTGTAGCTTGTAAACAAGCGTGTTTACGGGCTAGGCTCAACGGTTTTTCGGTGGTAACTATTACGTTGCCAACTTGAGGGTTTCCACGCAACATTTTAAGGAGACCCGAGCGAATGCCATTTTTGTTGCGAGTTGGAATAACAACGTCAACCTTCAAACTCCATCTCTTCTCAGCATTCAACTTTTAGCGTGTTTAGGGTAGGGTAAACCACTCAAAAACACTAACTCTTTTTTTCTATTGTTTTTAAGTCAACCCAAACTTCTTCTTTTAGTCGTCCCTTATCATCATATTTGTGAATAACTTTCCAAGAAGCTTTTTCTGGTTCAGCGAAGTTATGATTTTCATCCAAAAAAAGTGTTTTCTCTTCCATCATCGTTCCTCTCGTTTATATTCGTGCTTTTGGAACCATTCAGTTATTTTAGGGATTGAAACACCTCGTTGATAATCTGAATAGCATTCCGCAAAACCTTCGCTATAATTAGTTCTCGCATAATCATTTGGCATTTTGTCTTGATTCTCCGTATAGAACTCAAACCAATCTTCAAATTGACCTTTATCAATTAATTGTCTTTCTACATGATGACCAATTTCATGATATAACACGTTTCGCGCTCTTTCTTCATCATGAAATATGGTTGTGGCTAATCTAATTTCTCCTGTTTTTTGCCCATTAACTGTGCCACCAGCCTCGTATTGACCAACTATATTGCCTCTAAATCCATCTGCAAGAGTTATTTTTGTAATTCCTTCAAAATGTTTTGCAGGTATGGGGTTTAAGAGACGCTTAAGGTTTGGTTCACCATATTTTTTTGTTGATCTATCAATAATCGGTGGCAATTTTTCAATTTTATATAATGGCGATACTTCTTTTTCTCGTTCTTCCAGCTTCTCCAACAGTCGCAAGTAGCGTTCAAAGCTGACAACACTTCGCAGCGACAGTTAGGATGAACACGCGCCAAAATCTTGTCTTCATCACTAATCTCTAAATGTGGAAAGCAGTCAGGTCTCCGCAGTTCGTTGCCCCTGAAAACCTGCAGGTGAGCGAAGGCTTCACATTTCGGGCACAATTTCTCGTCGTAGACGGGCACGTAGAGCCAGAGGTCGTATTGTCCGAAGAAGCTTTGACGCTTATATTCTTCGGGAATCCGCTCCAACGCAGAAACCGTTATGACTGAGCTAACGGCGGCGACTGCGCTTAAACTTTGTAACTGTGCTGCTTCCATCTACGTGGGGCTCCACATGAAACTTTTCGCCACCCTCAAAAGGCTGAAAACTAGGCGCACCCAACAAACGTGTGCCTTCCTCACCCGGCAAGTCTGGTAAAGTAGGGTCTTCCATTTTCCTTATTTCGTTGAGGGTATGCCACTGACCTTGAATCTGAAGGGTTTCGGCTTCGGTGCGTTTAACTTCTGCTTTCTTCTGCTCATCCATCTCGAAGCCGCCCAACCAGTTGAACTTAAAATTCTTTTTCTGTTTAGCTTCGCCGTTGGGCAACCCTACCTTCAAGATGGCGTTGATTAGTTCAGTGATTCCCGGTTCATATGCTGTCTGTTCGTCGCTGATTAGTCCGTAATATTCCATTTGGTTAACTTCTGAGCCTGTGAGGGCTCCTGCTTGCACTCCACGTAATATTGCGAGAGGAATTCCGCTGCCTGCGCTGATATGTTCCATAGGAGGCAAATAATAGTTTAGAGGATCCAAAGCACGTCCAGCTGTGCCTATGAATTCGATGTCTTGTGTTTCGTTGCCCAAAAAGTATGTACGTGCCGAAATGTTGCTGAATATACCAGATTGCTCGTAGGCTTCAAGTTTAGCTTTATCAGCCCCTGACAACGTGATTTTTGGGAAGCCTGCACCGTAGCGAAACATAGTTTGACCCATACTCCACCTAATATTCCGCAAAGTTACAACGTCATCCCAAATTGGATCGAGGACGCTCATGCCTTCCCATTCATGTTTATTTTCTTCGTATTTTCGGCGAGTAGCAAAATGGATTACACGACTATAATGGACTTTAAGGGCACCTACTCCGCTGGAACGTTTAATATGGTATATTTTTGGCAAGCCATAACGCGGATCGTTTTTGTCTTTCTCAACATCAACTTTGCTAATTTGAGTTTCAGCGTAAGCTTTAATCTCTCGCAACGCAGTTGGCGTTCCAACAGGATCAGATAAATCGAAGTCACCTGCTTGTTCATAACCTAAAAGGATGATTGCGTAGCCGTAAGCACGTTCATACACCGCCATCAAAGCTAATTCACGTTTAGCCTTCAAACGGTTAAGTTCATCTTGCACTGCCTTATCGAACACTTTAGATTGTTCACCGATTTCGTCACCTTCCAACTCCAATTCAAACCAATTGTCAAAAATGTCGTGGGCCACAGTGAACACTACGCGATGCGCCACAGGCTCCCTCGTAATTGCGAAGGTGCGAGCGTCATCTGTGATTTCTGCGCCGTATTCTCCGCCTCCAGCCGACGTGCCACCTCCAGCACCAGGAATCCAGATACCTGTGCCCCTAACGTGTTCGGTAGCTAAACCGATTCGGCGAGGCTTAAATTTGCTGCTCAATATTTCGCACCGTTCCAGTAATAACAATGAGTTACTTTAACATCTACATATCCTTCAGACTCAAGTAGTTCAATCGCTTCCTCCATTTCTTTAAGAGTGATTGGTTCATTCAATCTCTTGCCTTCCCTTTACTGTCTACTCCACTAAAATCGAATCCTTCACTATTTACTACACCCTCGAAATTGCAGTTATCACATTCAACTTCGGTACTCCATCCAATCGGGTTGCGCGAGAACGTTTTCATCAACAAGCCGTTCTTGCTACAGCGAGGACACTTTTGTTTTGCAATTAAAGCTTTGAATCGGTTCAACTCGTCAAGCGTAGCTAAGAAAGTTGGCTCATGCTTCCGTCGCTTCAACCGTTGAATGAAACTGTTTAGGTTAAACATTTTTTTCACCCTAAAATGAAAGCGTCAACTGGTGATCTATGCTTAAGTTGCCAAGCACCCAATGCAAGTGCAATGACACAATCATCATGTAATCCTTCAGGAGCTCCATAGCGGATGTGGCTACTAGATAAAATGTCATAAGTAAAAGCTTCAAGCTCAGATTTTAATACTGGAAATTGAGGATTGAGTTCAATAGAAAATTTTTTGTGTTCTGGATCACCAGGGAACCAGATGTCTCCGTTGTCAAGCATGATACTTAAGTTTTCGATTAAAGGATTTTTGGTGGTGCTTGTGATTTTGTAGCCTTCAACGTTACTGTATTCTGTTCTGATTTCGTCATAAACAGGATCGCCCAACCCTGTGGAGTCAAGTAGAATGTGAGCGTTTCCGAAGCGTTGAGCGAAAGCGACAACACGTTTGCGTTGAAGAACCCAGTTTAATCGTGCATATCTCTCAAATCCAACGACTTCCCCATTCATGCGAAGAGCAATGTTTACCATGAAGTCGATACTTTTGCCGAGGTCGCTGCCAACTACAATCTGTTCACCTACGAGATATGGTGGGATGTTGCTTCGTATTCGGCTGTCTATGTTGCGGAATACAATACCTTCGCCTTCAAGTTCATGTGCCAAGATTTCTTGTCGTCTAAGTAGTTCAGGGAGATCGTTGGCAATGGTGTCGATGCTTGATTTTTTGAGGAATCCACCTTGTTCGATGGTGTTGCAGTAGCTTGAGAATCTCCAACTTTTGTAGAGTGAATCGGATGGGTCTTCTCCTCTTGCGCGTAGTCTGCTGAACCAATTTTTTCCTTTTGGGGTTCCGATGAAAAGAGCCCAACCGTCATAGTCCATTAGAGAAGGCTCTATCTCTGCGGTCCACCGTTGTTCTTTCAGTATTGGTGCTTCGTCTATGACTACGCCGTGGAGCCCTGAGCCACGTAAGCTATCTTCTTTGTCTGCTGAATGAAAATAACATTCACTGTCATTGAAAAGTTTAAGGTAGCGGATTACCCCTTGGTTTTCATATTTCTGTTTTATCCAGTTTTTAGGTGTTACTTCTCTCACGGTTCTTGTGGCGGGTGGAAGCTCTTTATAGAGGGGAGCTACCCACCATATCAAACAGTTTGGGTGTTCAATCATGTACGTCAGAATTTTTATCCATGCAAGCCTTGTTTTTCCGAATCGTCTTCCACATTCTGCAATCTGGAAGCGATGGTTATCTTTGTATATTTCCAGTTGCTTTGGATGTAGATTGAACTGGATTTGTTGAGTTGTCAACTATCAACACCTTAACTTCGGTTAAGGTTTCAGCATATTCTGTTTTGGCTTCAAGCTTTTTAGGCTCTCCAGAAATTAACAGTTTAACCAGTAATTCATCGGATAGTTTATCTTCATGGACTTTTTTGGTGAGTCGCCCCAAACATTTGGCACGTAAGATTCGCATACGATCTTCGTGGGGATCACAAAGTTGTTCCGCTATCTCATTGATATATCGGCGGATTGTTCGTTCATGAACATGTAATTCTTTGGCTAAGCCATAGCGATCATAAGTGTCGTTTTCTAAAGCTTCCAAAACAAGTTCTGAAATTTAAGCCAAGTTCTCTAGCTTCAAGATATAGTTCATTGTCAATCCATACGCTTATTTGATGTCTAAGTTTACCACGAATTATCTGCTTGGTCATTAGGCTCTAGGATCTCCACACCTGCATAGCCGTACACATTGGTGGATATGTACAATAATGGTTCGACGTCGATTTGTTTTTAAAGTTCAATAACGCAGGACCGGAGACGTTCCCGCCTAAGACTTTTTTAGTTTATGTTTATCTTTGAAAGTTTTCGTTTCGCAAGTTATGCCTGTTTTTTTTAAGTATGATTCTAAAAGCGATTCTATAACCATCAACATGGCTTGGTGACTCATCATTCCATCAAAGTCAACATTTAATTCTATTGAGCCCATAGTGTTTTCATAAGCTTTGATTATTATTTGAAATGTAGGTTTATTGGTCACGTTTAGTTTCCATCCGCTGAACCGTAAAGCCAGATTCC